CAATTCCAGAAATGTTTCCCGCATTCTGGACCTATACCTAAAATCACGGATACCGGGTGTGTTAATTCCCGCCCGCACATACAGCATCGCCCGGTTTTCCGGGTTTCTGCTGAGCCGTGTCCATAGACATATATGGCCTTTTGGGTTTCTTTTAAAATTTGACCAATGAAAATCATTGGAATTTCTTTACTCCGTGCGAATGTTTGTCTAATTTCAAATTGAAAGGTTTTCATATAATTAAATTTTTGTGGTGGTCGCCATACGGCTTTTTCACCTGTTTATATAAATGCCGGGGAACCCGCCCCGGCTCGGTTTGTTTTAAAAATATTCTTTCATTAATTCAAGTGCTGTTTCAGAATCCTTGTTTGAGCTTCCATACTCAAACATAAAATCATTTTTTCGTTCTCTTCTGTTTCATCGAACAACTCTATTGAGTATGTTCTGTTGTTACCGGCAATTAAGACCAGAGCTTCACAGCAGTTTCATGCTTCGATTTTAAGTCCTTTACTTTTTTGCTCGCATAAGATAATGACATTCCGTGAGGTCGCTCCGCTGGGTTGTCTTTTAAAAATTGATGATATTCTTTTGCCTCTTCGAGTTGTATCTCAAAAAATTCTAAACTTTCAGGCATTGAAAGGTCAATTTTATTTGCCATACTTTCCCAATATGCTGTACGCTCTCTGTATGCTTCTGCCTTGTCTGCTTCATTTACTGATTTTTCCATTCTTTTCCAATTCCTTTCAATCAATGTTCTATGCCTTTTCTCGCTATGATGGCCTACTTTAATCGGTTCTGCAAGTGCTAAAAAGTCTTTTCCTTCATTACTTGCTTCGTATGCTGCATTACTTCTTTTGTCTGCATTGTCCGCATACCCATTTAATTTTTCAACCTTCTGTTTTGCTCGTTCTTGGTTATTAAATCCATCCGCACGAGTAATCGAATAGCAATACATAGGATTTTCTTTTGTTCCTGTATAGCCTACAAAATTGTGAACTATACATTCGTTTTCTTTTCCGTACTTGGTTTCAACTATAATAGTCTCACCCTTTTCGTGCTTTTCTTCGCATTGTGCCACAAATACATTCGGGCAATATTTTTTGTAAGTATTCATAATATTAGATATTTAAAAGTTAGTAAATTCCTTGATGGTGCGAGGAAATGCCGGAGAATCCTCCCCGGCTCGGTTTGTTTATTATTCCGTGATCTCAAAGCTAATTCCTTCATTGTGAAGGTCGATGAGGGCACTTGCTTCATCAAATTCAAGCCTTTTCATAATTTGACTTTTTGAAACGCTTACTTTGCTGGCTAACGCAATTACGTAATTGATTTGTTTGCCGGTTGCCGGGTTATCAGCTTTGCTATAAGCAAGTTGAAAAATCCCGGTTTCTTTGATTTGTTTAATTTCTTCTGTTTCCATTTTGTTATCTCCTATTTTTTAAAGTTATTTGACATTCTCATCAGTAACGGTTCGTCAACTCCGTTAGACCATACCTTATTAAAATAAGGTGTGGTTTCGATCTTTACTATTTCTAAAATCACGCGTCCCGCCTGTTTATGCAATCCTGTAAGCAATTTCTTTACCAGCTTTATTATGGATGCTTTCACTTATTTTTACATCACGAACAACTGTTTTGTAAATGTTGTTACCTTTTTGCAGTCCAGAACTGTGAAGCTCCCAAAGGTTTGAATTATATTCTTCCCTTGCTTCCATTTCTTTTTCTGTGCGAATTACAAATACTTCGTCTAAAGCTGTTCTTTCGATTTTGTCTGAAAATTTCATCGTAGTAAGTTTTAAAGGTTATTTAATTATGCTTTAAATAAAAAAGGATCTTCGTCAACGCTAAGTCCTGTTTTTGCAATGTTGTAAAGGTTGTTTAATTCTTCAACTTGTTCGTCAGAAATAACAGCCCATTTTAAAGTTTCAGGATTCTGAAGAATGTAAGTCATTTTTTCATTAACTCTTTGTCTTTTCATTACTGGTTTAGAATCTTCGATTTCTTTATAGCTATTAACGTTTCTGTCTAAGTTTTTGATTCTTGTTTTTACGATTTCTAAAGTTGTCATTTTGTTATCTCCTATTTTTTAAAATTATTAATTAAAATCTACGCTGCAAAGATAGCATCGTTAATGATACCTCCGACATTCTTGTAGTTAAAAAATGTTAAAACAATCAACATTTAGAATGTGTCTAAATTAGCGTTATCAAATTAAAACTATGGTTGCGGCTGTTAATCAATGAGTTGAAACAGGTTTGTAGTTGTGAATTGCTTGCAGATTTTTTAGCGCAAAAAAAAAGGAGACTAATTAGTTCCTTTTTTTTTGTAGCATTTTAATCTATTACTTCAGCCGCTTGTTTTTCTTCTCTTCAACAGCGTAGTCGATGCTGTCGATCCTGCTGCCTGTTTTCAGCTTCCCTGCGATTAGAGTAATGATCTGCTTCACTGATGTCCTCAGGGAGCTCTTATTGAGTGTCAGCTTGCTTATTCTTTCGTTATTAGATTGCGTGCCGTTTAAGAACCTAAAAAGCTGCTCATTCACTGAAGCAAAAATATAGAGTGCGAACTCATTCCCTCTATGTTCATTATCCCCTACATAATTGATAACATCACAGTTCAGCCTGACAGACCTCACCTTAAAGTATGAGGCTGAGAGTTTTACGGGATTCACTTGAAGTAAAACTTTAAGGTAACCAGGCTCCTCTTCTAAACTCAAAAGTTGATCATCAGAGAGAATCAGCCACCTATCATAGTTATTGAATGCGATTCTAAATGTGTCTGTGATCTTGTGCCACCGATTAAATTGTGAGTAAACGAATGAGAACCCGAAGCCCTCGTTGCTGATTAGTAACTCTTTCTCGACGTCGTCATACACCATCACTGCATCTTGCATGTAAGCGCTCAACCCCTCGTCTGCAGTCAGCACGTCCCACACGTCCACTAAATCAGATGAGCTGACAAATTCATTGTAACTCCCATCCCCCACCAACTCATTAGCTCGCCAGGCTCCCTTGATGTCATCTGATATTGTCCTGATCTCATTACCCGATAACATGTAAATGTCTGAACCATTGTAGAATACAACCGAGTTAAGCACGTTTACAGGCTCCCCGACGATCCTGTGATCGTTCATGTAGCTGACGCGATCGAAGAGCACATCGCCACTCCCAACCGACAGCAGATACATCCCTCCAGTCGTGAACACGTAAAGAGGATAGAGACCGTACTGTCCAGTGCTGATGTCAGACTGCAAGGTGCTGACAGCCAGCACTATGGTGTTGTTTTCTCCGAAACTGTAAACGCGAGGGGTAGGCAGTACGAAGGGGGTACCCGTGCCCGTTGCACGTATGGTATTACGGGAATTTCCCAAAAAACTACGTTCGGTTAACAGGAATGGTTCATTAAAATTAAGTTCATAGATAAAATTACTTTGGGTTGTCCCTATTGAGAGATTAAGTGTTTTGTGGTTTTTCAGTGGGACAATAATTTTTTTATTCCATGTGTCAACGCATATTTTATATTCTCCATTGGTTAATTTACAATAGAGGGTAGCTTTATTAAATCCGAGTGCTGGGTATGTTATATATTTATTAAGTATAAAGAACATTCCTGGAAATGATGGTGACATAAACATTGAGAGGGCGAGGTCAATATTTTTAGTTACTGTTATTGGTTGTCCATCATAGGTTCCTTCAAACTGCCAGAAGTATTGGTTTATTGGGGTTGATGTTTTGAGTTGAATATTTTTAATGTATGTTCTCCAGAACTGCAAGTTATCGTTATTATGTTTAAGGGTGTTTTCATATCCATTGCTAAAGATGATTGTATTATCGAGGAAGATATTTGTATCATTATAGAGGAATTGTTTTCTTGATGTTACTGTATGGTTTGTATTCTCGTCTATTGGGAGTGTAGTTTTAGTTTCTATTGCTTTGAAGGTATCGGCATCTGTTACGAACGAATATTTTCCTTGAAAGAATTGGTCTGGGGTTACTGTTTTTATAAGATAGTAGGTACCATCGTTTTTGGTATCATCAACATTACTTTCGTCGAGGGGGAATGAGTTATAACCCACCAGATATTGGTTGAGTTCTTTTTCTTCGTCGATCAGGTAGGCAGTTCTTGGTTTAGTAATAAAGACGTCTATTGATGTTATGATGTCTTTATACCGGTCGGTTTGTGCTTCTATTTGAAATTTCAGTTTTGCTGTTTTAAGATACCTTATTTTTAGGAGCTGGCCAGACGACGGGTCTCTATACAATGTCAATGGGAACTCGGCATCCTGTATTTCTTTTCCTACCCTAATAAAGATTGGATATGAATACATGATATATTCTCCTGAATACAATCTCATGGCTACTCTGGCCATCATCATTCCTTCTACGCAGCCTTCTTTAAGTTTATTATAGACTACTTCTCTATAATTTCCTATTGCAACTTTAATATCCTGTTGCCATTGAGACACTTCTATCAGATATTCTTCTTCCGTTGTTGCGGCGCTAAGCTTCATATTTTTCAATTGTGGGAGGACTTCGTATTTATCATCTCTCCAGAGGATATGATATTTAGTAACAGATGTACAGACTATCAGGATATTTCCATAGTGTCCCATAGAGTAAAATTCTTCTTCTGTGTCAAGGACTATTAGAGTCTTTGAAAAAGTTCCTGTGACTTGTTTTATAGTCTTCTCTCCTTGTTCACTTTCTACGTATGCTATCACTCCAGGATATGGGGGGTGTTTGTGGACAGCTTTAATTCCCTGTATTGTGGGCGTCATCGGCTTCTTTTTCCCGACTACGTGGTAGGTGCCATCTTTTTTTGGTCTAAGGTTGATGACTTCTCTTGATCCTTCTTGTTGGTTTAGGTTTATCCCGCTAAATTTATTCAGTTCACTCATTTTCAAATTCTTTAGTTTTCCTCATTATTTGTTGTTGAATTAGTTCGAGGTAGTTTGCTGTGCTTTTATCTACCTTGTTACTTATTTCATTTGTCATAGTTATGTCTTGAAGTATTTTCAGGGTATCGTTGACATACTTTAGGTTAGTCTCACGTTGTAGCAGGTCGAATATTTTCTGGAGTGCGAGAAGTTTAACGACTTCTGTTGCCTTCATAAAGTGTTCTTTAGATTCTTTGTATCTCTCTTCGAGGTTTGCTGCCAGCAGGGATATTTCGAGGTTATCGCCTACTGCTATTAGCTGGTCTGCCGACTTGTTGTATTCATCTCTCCATCTCATCAGGGTTTGTCTTGACACCCCTGTTTCTCTTTCTGTCTTTGATAGTTTACCGTTGTTAGCTCTTAGCTGGAGCAACATGGCTATCTTTTCATCTTTTGTGTATGATTTTGATCTTCTTTTCTCCATTGTAATAAATTTGGGGGCTAAACTATTTCCGTCCTGTTTAAAGATTATGACATTATTTCATAATTTAATGCAATCCCTTCTTTAAAGGGGATACTTCTTTAAGTTGCTTTGCCATATTCACATTAATAGAAATGTTATGATAGAGATGTTTATAGAGTTTCTTTTCAATTTAGGTACCATTGGAGGTGACTACAACATGGGGGTTGCTCCTTTCCTCGTGCCTATGCTTATCTCTGGTGGTCTTTCTTTAGGGAGTAACCTTTTTGCCGGCGCCCAGAACGCCAAGAAGGGGAGAGAGATGGATCGGATTATCAAAGCCCGATCTAATGACCTTACGGGGTGGTACAAGAACAACTACTACAAAGACTTCATGGAGACGGATACCGCGTTATCTACTTTGTCTAACTTGAAGTCACAGATGAGGGACTCCTTAAAGAACCTATCAGGGAACGCTGTGAAGAGAGGGGCTACCACAGAGAGCAATGTGGCCTCAAGAGGAGAGTTGATGAAGCAATACGCAAGAGCCATCAACCAGCTTGCTGGATATGGGACACAGTACCAAAGAGGTATTCGACAAGACTATCTGCAAAATATGAGCTACTTAGACCAGCTTAGGCTTAACAGGTTACAAGGGGGACAGCAGAGCATAAGTAATATGGCAGGGAATATGACTGGTAGCCTATCTAACTTAGCTTCTATTTATGCAATGGGAGGAATGGGTGGAGGAGCTGGTGGAGGAGCTGATGGAGCAAATTTAGGATATACCGGTGGTGTCAGCTATAATAAAGGTTGGCAGAGTGACGCATTAAAAAGGCTTGGCTATTAAATGGCCAGAAACTTAAGTGATATGCTTGAAAATATAAAGAAAAGAATGAGGTGGTACCATAAGATTGGTTTCTTCTTGTGGTTGCTATTCAGCTATTTATGTTACATCGTCAAGGACTTTTTTAGAAAAATATTATGGCCAAAAAAATAACTCAAGACCCAAAGAAAAAAACAAAACAGCTTGTTATGTCTGATAGCCTTAGCGTAAAACCAAAGGTTCCAGCGTCAAATAAAGAGCCTGTTATGTCTGAGCAGGTTACAGTGCCATATAAAGAGCCTTTTATGTCTGCAAAGCCTGTAGAGCCTGTAGAGACTTTAAAGCCTGTAGAGAAAGGTGGCTTATCTAATAAAGTAAAGAGGATAGGACAAGACCCCGCTTATACCACTGGTGGTGTCAAAAGGCGGGAGATGCCAAGCAACTTCACCGCACCAATACAAGGTATAGCACAGCCTAAGACCTCTATCACACAAGCTAATACCGACGATAACTTCTTTAACAAGTACTACGATGGGCAAGAGCAGTGGGCTAATAAAGTATTAGGCCCATTACAACAGTATGCCATGAGTATGTTCGATGTTAAAGGGGCAGAGAAAAGAGCAGAGAGAGAACAAAAGGTCGCCAAGATACAAGCTATCACAGAAGCTATGAGAAGCGTTGCAGACATCTTCTATGCTCCAGATGCTTTAGTGACACAACACGACCAGTCAGGTGTGCTTAGGAGTATAGAGAATTATAGACAAGCTCTTAACAATATCGACACCGTCAAGCAACAGCGAGAAGCCGCCATGCTCGAAAACGGAATAAGGTCACTTACCCTCTGGGATAATATGAAGCAGAGAGAGATGCAGCAGCAGGGTTTAGATCGGACGGCAAAACATCAAGAGCGCATGGAAACAATAGCAGATGATGAATTAGCTTACAGGAAGCAAAAAGATATTGAAAATTTTGCTATTGATAATGAACAGAGAAGGATAGATAATGAAATAAAAAGATATAATGCCACAACAAATCGAATGTCCGCAGAGGCAGCCGCATCAGCGAGAGTTGATACAGCCGCAGCAAGGCTTATAAAAGCGCAGGCTTATGCAGACGCAGAAGCTAAAGGGAAAGGGGATAAGAAAAATGAGGTGAGGATGATCCTTGATGTCCCGGATGGAACTGTCCCAGTAACAAACGCACAATACATAGACATCTTACAGTCCGCAGCTAATGACCCAAGATTCGACTCTGACCTTCAAATTAGCAAACTTAACTATGAAGGTAAAGATGGCGAGACAGCCACTGATATAATTGTTGCTCGATACGCACCTGAATATTACTATTATGACCAAGCTAATAATAAACTCGAAAAGATAGAACAAGGGTCTGGATTTATGGTAAAGCCAAAATACGACATTAATGATGATGAGAGTCTGAAAGAGTGGGATGATGACATGTCAACAGTAATGACCGGTAGAGATGATGACACCGTCAAACTCGAGAAACTAATTACCCTATATCGGCAATTGAATTTTGAGAAGGATGCAGCAAAGAAGTACGCAAAACAAGACTTAGATAATTATAAAATGATGAAGGCTGCATCTGAAAAATATGAGGCTGCATCTGCAGAGAGGGACAAGTTGTTAGGCCTTCCACTTGTAAGAGAACAAAAGTAATCTGTGACGAAATCTGAAATTAAAAAATAAGTTATGCCAGAAGATCGTATAAGTCAGATCAGAGAAAGATACAGGGAATCACAGAAGGCTGGAACCCCAGATATTAAGACCCCAGATATTAAGACTCCAGATATTAAGACCCCAGTCACGCAAGATACTAACCGTATCTCTTTGATAAGAGAGAGGTATCAACAGATGGGTATGGATTCCAGGCCTGATAATGATCAGGGGTCTCGGACTGATAATGATCAGAGCTGGATAACAAACCTATCTACTGGTGTTGAGGCTGGATACGACCAGATGAGAGGTGGTTTAAAATATCTTGGTGGCGAGGTGGTGGACTGGTTTGATGGTGAGCAGCCAGGGACAGGAGATAGATGGAAAAGAGAAGCCGCCAGCATCCTCGAAAACGCCCCACAAGGTGATGGTTTCTGGTATGACTTCGGCTCTTTTCTGCCACAGACAGTAGGGTCGTTAGCTGCTGTTTTAGCAACACCATTTACAGGTGGTACATCACTGGCCGCTATCCCTGCTATCATTGGTACGGCTAACATAGCTACCATTGCAGGGATGTCAGTTGGGAGTTCTCTGCATGAGTACGATCAGTACACAGAAGAAATGGGACTGGAGACATCAGAGATGGTAAGGCTTGGGACAGGGCTTCTAAATGGAGCAATAGAATATGCAGCAGAGAAAATAAGACTTGGCAGGTTCCTTCCTAAAGGAGGCCTCGTCAAGAAAATGACAGCTAAAATGGTGGCTAAAAACCCATCCCTGTCTAAAAACATCCTCCATAAGTTCGCACAACAGTCTCCCACCGGTTACAGGAAGTATATAAAAGCCGGTGCATACATGCTAAACCAGGGGAAAGAAGAAGGCTTAGAAGAACTCTTTACAGAAACTGCGCAGTCTTTTGTCAACATGGCCTACAAAGGAGAAGATGCTTGGGATGACTTCGGAGAGAGAGCATGGAAGTCCTTCCGTGGAGGTGCGATGATGGGCATTGGTATCGGCACGGCTGGCGTATGGGCAACGAATAAGACAAATACCACAAGACGAAAGAAACATGGTGTCACCTTAGCAGAATACGTCAGAGAGAAAGAGTCTATGATGGACTTTGTAAAAGCTCCAGACGGAAGCAGACCACTGGAAAGTGGAGTTGTAGAGATAGCTGGCACTACTAAGAATGGTAACTATATCGGAATAACCCCAAAAGGAAAACAGATAGAACTTCTCCCTGATCAAATTTCTAAAAGCATCACCATGTCCAATGATGACTTTGAAGCATACAATAACGCACTTGGAGAGAACCACGCAAAAGCAAAAGAGATATTGGACGATGTCTATGTGAAAGACATGACCGCAAGGATAGATGGCACCGTCGACGAAATGGAGTATTTCGGAGGACAAGATAATGCAGGGAACGGTAAGTACTTCGCGGCATCGGACGAAAAGGGTCAAGCGATAGGATTTGTAATAAGCGGAAGCTTAGACACACAGACTGATGGGCTTTCATATCTCATAGTAAGCGACGGACAAGGGGGAGTAAAAAAAGATCAGATAAAGTCCAGTAAGATACACACTATAGAAGAAATTTCAAGAGAGAGTATAGTAAACTACTTGATGACTAACGCGGGGATAGAGAAACAAAATATGGATGCCCAGCAGAAAGCACAAGAGGCAGTAGAAGATGAAGAAGTCCTGACTAATGACCGCGTCAAGACTAAGCATGGCAACGGCGTGGTAACTAAGATGTCAGAAGTAGGGGCAGTAGTGCAACTCGATAACGGTGAGGAGAAGATCATCCCCGTAGAGGAGCTGGAGATACTAAGAGATGGCATAGACGCAGAAGAGGAAACCGTAATAATGAAACAAGGTAGGCCAACAGATAAAGGAGTAGAGGCGACCTCTGACAGAAAAATCAACAACGAACCATCACATACCGTCCAAATATCAGCCAAGAAGAGCGTTAACATCTATCCTAATGAAGACGGTACGCAGACGATAGGAGAAGGTTATAAAGATATTGACGAGGCTAAAGCAGTAGTGAACGCCTTAAAGAAGGCAAGACCTAACTTAGATAAAAACGGCTTTGAGATCATTAACCTTAATCAAGGAGGAGATGAATGGGCTGCTCCTGAATATGTAATTAGATATTCACCTAAAACTTTAAAAGATGTACAAGTCAAACCCACAAGTGAACTGGAAGATAACAAAAAAACCGGAAGTAAGGAATCTGCAATTGGAGATACTCGAGCGGATGACGGAAAAGCTGGAGGAGAGGATGTTAAAACTGGAGAACTCAAAACAGAAGTTACTCCTGGAGATGGAGTTAGCGCTATCCAAACTGGAAGTGAAAACCCTGCAACTGGAGGAGAGAGTAACAGAGCTGGAGAAGAAATAAAGTCCAACAGTAGAGAGCAATTTAAAGGTAAAGTTGAAAAGCCACTTGCAGAAACAAGCGAAGTAACTGAACCTACTCCTATTAAAGAAGTAACCCCTACCGAAGATAAGAAAGGGGGACAACCGAAAGAATCCGACCAACTTCCCGAAGCCGGGAAAAAGGTTAAGCAGCCTTGGGAAATGACTAATAAAGAATTTACTAAGTTTTACAACGAATATGGCTTTGAAAATGGAGTTTCTAAATATAAAAAAGAGCAGAGGGATATTATTGTAAAAAATCATAAAGCAGGGTATTTTCAAGAAATACCAAGTTATGAGCTTACCCAAAAAGAGTACATTTTGGCACACAGAACTGGGTGGACATCCCGATTAGGGAAGATTGGGGAAGTTACTATTGAAAACGCAAAATTATCTCATAAAATTGCAGTGGAAGAGGCTGTAGAAAATAATATAATAGTACCCGCAGAAGTTTTAAAAGATTATCCTGAACTGTTTGAGGGGAAGATTGATTTTATGGAAATGGACGATGATACTCTAACCGAGTACATCAAATCTAAAGAAAACGAATATGGGGGCAAAAACAAATGGCTTATTAGTGATGAATATAAAGGGATTTATCCTGCATTAAAGAAAAGATACGATTCTAAAACAGAAGAATTACAAAAACTTGCTGCAAAAAAACTTGATGAATCAGGATTGAAAATTGGAGACAATGTTCAATATGCTGTTACATCTGGATTAGGATTAGGGCAAGTAATAACAGGCACGTTAGTAAATCGAAAAGGATTCCCTTATGTAAAAACAGAAGTTCCTGTCAATGGAGGAAAAAAATCTGTTATGTGGAACAAAGGATGGGTTAAGACAACCGTCAAGGAATCCTTACCAGTTGAAACACCTGTTAGGGAAGATAAGAAAGTAGTTGCTCCCATTAAACCACAAGGCGTAAAAGACACACCGAAGCCACAAGAGAAACAACGTCCGGCAGGAGAGGTCTTATTAGAATTGACAGATAAGAAAACACCAAAGGTATCTGGTAAGGATAATAAAATATCCACAGAAAGCGCAGCAAAAGTGGACACCCCTGAATTATCAAAGAAAGCGCAGAAAATGTTGAATGAACTACAACAGGGGAAACCATTCAACGAAGTATCAGAAGAAAACGAATTAACTGAAAAAGAACAAATTCAATTAGCGAAACTATTTGCTGAATCAGATAAATTCCCATCTAAGCAATATGCTAATAAAGATAAAATTGACATAGGATTTGAATCACAATCAAACCACGATGTTAAGCCAATCGAGAAAAAGATAACCCCGATTAAGGATAACTCTACTGCATCAAAAATAAGTAGTTTAAAATCAATAGTTGCAGGTGACGATAAGTTCCCTATATTGACTGGAGTATTTAAGGATGCAGAAAACGATAAATTAGTTGCTACCGATGCTTACGTAATGATTGTTATCGAAGACAAAACAATTAAAAAGAGCGAGGTTATAAATCCGAAAACAGGGGAATTTATTGCTGATGGTGCTGACTATCCAAACTATGATGCAGAGATACCGAGAGATAACCCATTAAAAAGAACAGTAAATGTAAATGAATGGTTAGCGCAACTAAACGGACTTGTTAATACCAAACGTTTCTTTTCAAACCCATTAGGAGTAAGAATTATAATTGGAGATAATACTTACCATTTTAAATCTGAAAAAATGCAGTCTGTATTTCAGGTATTTGCGGAACATGGAGTTGAAAATGTGGAGCTTCAATTTAGTGACCCAACAAGAGCATTGGTTGTTGAGAGCAATAAAGGGATTATGGGATTAGTAATGCCTATTGTGGAAAATGCTAAAAGCCTATCATCAGGACTGTTCGGTTATAAAACAATGGCTGAATGGGAATATATGTCCAAAACCACAAAAGGTGTAGAAGTACCAACGGAGAAGAAGGTGGGCGAAAAGGCGGTTAAACAGTATTCTGAATTAACTGAAACGGAGCGTGAACTTATAGACGTATCAAATAAGCGTAGCGGTGGTAAGTTGGATATAGATAACGTTATACTTATTGCTGAAAAAATTGCTAAATCAGAAAACAAGGAAATAGATGTTCAGCACGTATCAGAAGCGTTGCATTATGAAATGTCTAAAAACGATCCGACCTACGGAAGATTGACCACAGATTATGTTAATGGTAATATAGTCGATGGTAATATTCGTGTTGCAATGCTTGAAAGAATGGAAGAAGTAGGCGTATTGCCTAAAGATGGCGTTGCTGAAATTAAGAAAGCAAAAGAATTGGCAGATAGGATTAAAAAGATGAACTTAAGCCCTGATGTTAAGTCGTTGCTAAAAAGAACAATTGACACATTTTATGTGTCAGATGCAAACCAAAATAATAATAGTCTCGGTATTGGTGTTGTTGATAATATAAATGATTTGCTGGACAGAATTGATAAAAACAAAGACAATTCATATTTTACAGACAAAAAGGGTAAAAAAACAAAGCTAACGTTTGACCAAGTTGTTTCGAAAGAAATATACAACAAAATTAAGGAAGGTGAAACAACCGAAGGCGGTGTGTCAACTTTAGAGGAAAAGAAGATTGAGGACTTCGGGGAAAAGATTGAAGGGGCAAGGAAAGACCAAATAAAAAAATACTTCGACAAAATAAATCTGAACGGAAAAATCCTTTCTACCATATTCCCAAAGCCGGACATTAAAGGATTATTGGAATCAGGACTTTCAGTAAAAGACGTTGCAGCTATTAAGGTAGCACACGAATTTGCAACATCGGATAAAAAGAAAGGGGAAAAAGTAATCAAGTTCTATGCAGCCTATGCAAAAAACATACTTGCCGAAAGCATTAACCTTGAATTTAAGAACAACGATTATGTATTTAGCGAATATGGTAAATCACAAATAGAACTCCGCACAAAGGCTTATCAGGACGTTCACGACAAATTGGGCGCGGATTATCTTGCACTTGATCTGACCAAAGTTAAGATACAAGAACTGGACAAAAGCGGAAGGACAACTTATTTTAGCGGTGGCGAAAAGGTTGAAGATGTTAATTATATTGTCAAGTACTACGTTAGTACTTCAAAATATTTCAAAGGATTACCGGAAGCTATAACCTATTTTACCGAACAGGTAAAAGCAAACACAAAAGTTGACGAAGTTATCTACAAACGGAAGTTGAATATTTACTATGATAAAAGGGTAAAAGGGGAATTTTATATCGGCTACAAAAGCAAAGGGGACGTTATTAAACTGAAAGATGGGTTCAAAACTTCAAGGGAAGCAAGAGACACGCTTAAAAACCCTGAAATGCTTGCCGACATTCAGACAATGCTTGAAAGAATATTGGCAGAAAACAGGCAAAAAAGCAAACCTTCAGTCAGATTAAAATATACCAATGAAACAGCAAGGGAACGTGTAGGGAAAGACTGGAGAGGGGGGAAAGACATAGGTTCAGAAGAACTTGCAACAACGTTTGGGTTCAGGGCAATAGAGTTTGGTAATTGGGTAAATCAAAAAGAAAGACAGGTATTCATAAACAATACCTACGATTCATTAATGGATTTAGCGCAACTACTTGGAATTTCCCCAAAATCAATTTCATTAGCAGGGAATTTGGGTCTTACATTTGGTTCAAGGGGAAGCGGAAAGGCGGCAGCACATTATGAACCGGGCAGGAGAATTATAAACCTTACCAAAACACAAGGATTAGGTTCTTTAGCGCATGAGTGGTGGCATGGTATTGATAATTACTTTGCAGGGTTTGAAACTACCTTGACAAATATGAAATCGGCTTCTGCATCGGAGTACACACCCGAAGCAAGGGAGGAAATAAAAAAAGCATTTGACAATTTGGCTAAAGCTGTAAATAACTACACGTTCAAACAGAGGTCAAAGAACTTAGACGGTTCAAAAAATGCCGAATATTACGCACTCCCACACGAAATGAGCGCAAGGGCGTTTGAAAATTTCACTTTAAACAGATTAGCCCAAAGCGGTCAGGTAAACGATTTTATTGTAAACTATGTTTCCAGTGAAGATTGGAAGGGGGAGGCGAATAAATACCCATATCCTGTTGCCGAAGAAACAGAGAAAATTACAGAGGCGTTTTCTGAACTATTTGAAACCATCCAAGAAAAGACAGACGAAGAAGGGAATAGCGTTTTATTTGCTAAAGCCTACAACGAAGCAGAAAGAGTTCCACCGAAGGTGATAGATAGAATATTTGAAGGTGAACAGGTCAGCAGGAAACCCAAGGAGACTACCTTTGAATATGCGAAAAGACTTTTTAGACAAGCTAAAAAGAATGCCCCAAATGCCCCAGATGTAGTAGTAGTCAAGAAGATAGAAGACCTAAAAGGGGTTCTAAGCGATAAAGCTTTAACTACCGTCAAGAACTTCGATACAGCTCACGGCACCCCGGCTTTCTATGTCAACGGGAAGATGTATGTCATCGCAGAGAATATAAAAGGGTTTAACTCTAACTTCGCCGCTAAGCTATGGCTCCACGAGGTGGGGGTTCATCATGGCTTAAATATCCTATTCAACGAAACCCAGAAGCAAGAGACACTTCAAAAGATAGCAGACTTCGCAGGAAGAGATAACATGCTTGCTTTCATAAAGAAAGAGACCAACAACAAGGGCTTGACGGGGTACGAAAATTTAGGAGATACAGAGTTAGCAGAGGAGTATTTAGCATACCTTTCTAAGAAGATGGATGACCCTTCTAAAGTGACAGCTAAAGAGAGGTCTGTATGGGCTAAGATAGTAGAATGGATAAGATCAAAAGTAAAGAACTTCTTAGGGCATAATATCTCAAACAAAGATGTTATGGACATCGTCAAGTCTGCGGTTCAGGCTAACTACACAGATAGTTCTATAACCGGGATAACTTCTGATGGCGTACGCTTCCAGATAGCAGGAGAATCAGGGGCGGCCAACTTAGACAAAGCAGAAGCAGCCACTACAAGACTTGATAATTTAGGAGTGGCGAAAAAGATGGAGAGCAAATTTCTTGTGGAACAGGAGAAGCGTGAAACAGACGCTGGCTTAAAGCATACATGGGAGATAAGTAATGAGGATGCTTTAAAAATAAGGATGGCGACCGGGTGGGAAAAGGGTTCCGACGGAGAGTGGAGGTATGAAATACCGGACTACATTCGATCCGTGTCAGATGTTTTCGCGCTTGAAAATAAAAGTAAAGGAACGGTTATTCATGCTGCAAGCGTATTTGCATCCAAAGAAGTAAACATTGCTTATCCACAATTAAACGATATTACTGTTCGTATTGATATTTCAGATAAAGAAAATAATACAGGCAGTTTTAGTCATGTTACAATAAATAGTAAAAATGCTTCAAGTGAAATAACTGTAAAAGCAACAGACGTAGCAAAAGCACAATCCATTCTTCTCCATGAAATCCAACACGCCATACAGGAAATAGAAGGGTTTGCAAGAGGGGGGAATGTAAACGATATGGCTTTAAGGGATAAACTTCGTTCTGCTGGAGTAGAAAGTAAAGAACAACTTCAAGAAAAAATTAAGCAACTCAAAAAAGAATATCAACGGATTTATAATGAATGGGAAAGTAAAGCATTCGGGAAAAGATATAAAGGACAGACAGCCGAAACTCATAAATTATTAAGGGAATGGAGAGATATTGAAGATGAAATAAAAGAACTTGAAAGCAATAAATATGATTACGATAAGGCATTTAGTCTTTACAAAAAGTTAGCCGGAGAAGTAGAAGCCCGCAATGTACAAAATAGAATTAACATGTCAGAGGAGGATAGAAGGAGAACCCCTCTCAAAAAGACAGAAGATACTCCAAGAAAAGATCAAATTATCTATGAGGGAGATGACGTTAAATTCATGGCAAATCAAACCGGTGACCCTAATTTCGACAGCAGGCACGAACCTATCATAAAAGGGGCATACGAAAATTCACTTGAGATATTTCACGACAACATGAGGTCAGTAAAAACCTTACAAGAACTGATAACGAAAAGAGGTGGGGTGATGGGTGAAGACCTTGATACATACTTATTTGAGAACCTTACATCGTCAATTTCTAAGGCGGAGATAGAGAATTTTGAGAACTCAATACAGAGAAGGTTTCTCGGAGCAGTAAAACACATCGCCGGAAGATATGGGATTGATGCCGATGGCATTGGAATGTACCTTATGGCTAAACACGCATCCGAAAGGAATAAAGTGATGCAGATGCAGGGGTTTAAACTTGAAGAAGGTTCTGGGATGTCTGACGTAGAAGCGGAGGCATACATAAGAGAGTTCGAGGGAAAGGTTGACCAGGCAGATATAAAAGAGCTATTAGACAGCAGGTCAGAGGTAACGGGATTTACACTAAGGACGCTAAATGAAAAAGGACTTATCACCAATGATCAATACAGGAAGTATAAAAACCAATACACAGACTATGTCCCACTAAGGGGATGGGCTGGTGAGACGGCTTCTGATATTTACAAATACATAGAAGATGATATCAATAGAGATGCCCCCCCGATGAAACATGCAAAAGGCAGAACATCTCTTGCTGATAATCCGTTACCATACATGCTTTCTATGGCACATGCGGCTATCATCATGGGGAATAAGAACGTGATGAAAACTAAGGCTTTGAATATGGTTCGTGCTAACTCCCAGATGCAAGACCTTTTCTCGGAGAACCCTGTCTATGAAGTTAAACAAGACGATGGGACTACCATAACAACCGTAAATAGGCCGGATCAAGAACTCTTCGACCAGAAAAAAGTTACGGTAATTAAAGATACCAGAAATTTATACAAGAACACCATCCATAACGCTTCCCAGCATGATGTCATCGTCTATGACAATGGGGAGAAAAAGGTTATCTCATTTACAGACCCAGTAGTAGCAAGGTCTATTAACGGTGAGAATATAATGGCTAAAGACTTTGTCAGAAAAGTTCTATCCCCCACGGTAGGTAGGGTTCAAAGGTTTATCTCTGCCAACTTCACATCAAAAAACCCAGCCTTCGTACCAGTGAACTGGACGCGGGACTTTGGGTATGCTTATTTTTCACACTTTGTGAAAGGAGATAAAGGTGATGCTGAATATTTTAGGAAGTCAATGATGAACTCTTTTAAGGCTGTCTCAAGGCATCTTAAACATAATTTAGGGACTACATTTTCAGAACAAGCTATTAATGATGCACAAATTAAAATATCTAATGGGGAGAGTTTAACCAATGCAGACTACGACGCTCTTTATTATTCTTTTAAAATGAATGGCGGGGAGACAGGTTATGTCCACCTAAAGAATATCAACAACTTTAAAAATGACATAGAGAAAGAGTTGAGGTTAGCTGTTGGGAATCCTACCAGATGGGAGGCTGCCAATAATTATGCTCCCATTAAGAAAGCTGGTGAGTGGATGGAGTATATGGCGCAGATGAGTGAGAATCAGGCAAGGTTCTCTACCTATCTTGTCTCTATGAGTAAAGGGAAGTCACATGCTCAGTCGGCCTCTGATGCTAAGAATATCACCGTCAACTTTAATAGAAGGGGAAAAGTATCAGGTTTAATGGGGAATCTTTATGTATTCTTCAACGCTAACGTTCAGGGAGTTGCTAACATAGGGAAACTCGCCAAAGACCATCCAAAAGCATTTGCTAAATTAGGTGCAGGTTTTATGACTATGGGGTTCTTGTCAGCATTACTTACAAGGATGTGGGCTGATGATGATGACGATGAAAATGCTTTCGATAAAATCCCCACCTACATAAAGTATAATTTCTGGGTATTACCAAACCCAGCCTATTACTTAGGCTATGGGGAGAAAAAGGAGAAGTTTCTAACCATCCCTCTCCCCCACGGCTTTAGGGCTGTGTATGCTTTAGGGGTGATGGCTTACGAAGCAGCCACAGGAACAAAAGGAGCGGGAGATGTAGCTATTGATCTTGTTACAAATACAGCAGATTCCTTCTCCCCGATATCATCTTTAAACCCTGATGAGATGTTAAAGGGAGACATTACCTTACGACCAATAGTCCCCTCTTGGATGATGCCTTTTTATGATATAAATGTCAATAGAGACTTCGCTGGTAGGATGGTCTATAAAGAACCATTTACTAAAGCATTAGAAAAGAAGATACCTGGTAGTGAACAATCTTTGCCTAACGTCAACCCTTTATTGAAAAATGCTGCAAGGGGATTGAATAGACTTGGTGGGGGTGATCTTAACAGAACAGCGGCGATAGGCTTTAACCCTAAGACCACTAAAGTAGATGCGGAAAGAAATGAGTGGAAGTGGTTAATTTATGACTGGAACCCATCTAAAGCCGAACATCTATTGGAATATTACTTAGGTGGCAAAGGTAAGTTCTTCAATAATATCTATAAGACAACGAGAGATGCTACGCTTTCCGTCATCAACAAAGAGAACCAGATGAACGAATACACCACCCCCATCTTGAGAAGGTTCATCTATACTCCGTACACTAAGGACACCCCAGATAAGTATTGGGAGCTAAAGAATGAAATTTCTACATGGAAGGGCCTTTATAATGATGCTAAGTCAAATAAAGACATTGAGATGATGGGTAGGTTTCAGAAGAACAGGAGAATGATGGAGCTGATAAACGAGTTTGATCGTTCTGAAAAACGTATCAAAGATATGAATGAAAGAATAGATAGGTCTATAAACCCAGAGATGAAGAAAAAACTCATCAAAGACAGAAGAATGATAATTAAAGACTTCTTGAATAAATCCAAAGAAATAGATAAACGCCATGAGAACAGCAATAGATAGGTCAGAATACAAAAACCTGAAAGATGTAGGATACAGCGCTAAGAAGAAATCTATATCCGTTATTAAAGAAGATATTCCATCGGAGGAGATGAGTAATAATATGGCCCTCTATGATGAATGCATGTATTATTGGAGTTCTCTCGCTGACTTTAGGAAGAGAAGGAAGAGGGCGCGGATGTATTACCGTGGAGACCAGTGGGGAGATACTATCACAGACCCAGACACCGGGTTCCCCATTGTTGAGGAAGACTACATAAAGCGGCAGGGGAAGATACCCTTCAAGCAGAATATGATCCGGCAGATGGTGAAGAACCTTCTCGGCCAACAGAGAGCTTCGGTGTCTAAGCCAATAGTCATCGCGACAAACAGAGAGGATTCCGAGGTAAGCGATATGATGAACAACGCTATCTACGCAGTTCACACCATTAATAATATGGAAGAGCTGAATGTGAGAAATTTTGAAGAGTTCCTTTTATCTGGAGCTTGTGCTGGTAAGGTAACGCGGGCATACTTCCCAGAGAAAGACCGATACGATGTTTACTATGAAAATGTCAACGTCAACAGGATATTTTTTAACTCTGATGTAGAGGATATTAGGCTTAATGATATGCACACTATCGGGCAGTTGATGGACATGACAATTGAGAATATTATAGGCACGTTTGCTAAAACTAAAAAAGATGAAGAGAGGATAAGAAAACACTACGGCGCTTTCGCAGACAAAGATAGGGCTATGATGCGTCAAGGGTTAAAGCCAGATAAACTTGACTACCTAAGTTTCGATACCCCTGCAGAAGAGGGTAATTATAGGGTACTGGAGGTATGGCAGAAGAAAGGAGCGTGGAAGACACTTGTACATGATTTTGCAGATGGGTCTATTTCTATCACCGACTATACGACACAAGAGATAGATAAAATTAACGAGGAGAGGTTAAGTGGTGGCGTCAACGCTGGAATGGCTCCAGAGGACATCCCACTTATAGAGGCAGAAGATCATTATGAAGACACATGGCATGTCAAATACTTATCCCCCTACGGGTTAACTCTTTTTGAGGGAGAGACCCCCTACCTTCATCAGGAACACCCGTTTATCCTTGCCCTTTATCCCCTACTTGATGGAGAAGTATGGGGTGTGGTAGAGGATATTATCGACCAACAGAGATACATTAATCGGTTAATATCCCTTATCGACTTCATTATGGGTAGTTCCGCGAAAGGTGTATTACTTGTTCCTGATAATGTCATCCATGAAGATATGGACTTAGAAGCTATCGCACACGAGTGGTCTAAGTTTAACGGAGTAATTAAAATAAAGTTAAAACCAGGGGCACAACTGCCAAAACAGGTGTCGGCTAACACCACTAACGTGGGGGCGCATGAGCTACTTGCTATTCAAATGAAACTCATTGAGAATATCATAGGGGTGTCTGGAGCTATACAAGGGCAGCAGGCTAAGTCTGGGACACCGTCAAGCCTTTATGCACAAGAAGCGCAGAACTCTACGATAAACAGTAAAGACCTTTTTGAGGCTTTCTCTGCCTTTAAAGTAAATGTGGACTACAAGATTGCTAAAAATATAATTCAGTACTACAATGACAAGCGCCCGGTATTATCATCAAAGACTGGTGAGAACATCACCATGTTTGACCCTGAACTTGTAAAGAGCCTTGAGTATGAGTTGGTGGTAGCAGAGGGAAATAATTCTCCAGTTTACAGACAGCTACTGGAAGATACTCTATGGAAGATGCTTGAAGCGCAGATGATAGACTTGACGCTGTACCTTGAAAATTCTTCATTACCGTATGCTGAAAAACTCTTACAGTCTATAAAAAGAAGACAAACAGAAGGAGGGCAGGGAGCCCCGGATAATGAGCTGATGGCTGCCTTACAGGAAGCTACAAATGGAGCCAACCAAAATGCAGACCCACGAGCTATGCAGCTACTTGAAAGGATGGCATCAACAAATTAATTCGGTGGGGACGGGTCAACCTTTTTGGTGATCTTCTTTGTTGGCACAACACTCTCTGATGTTATCCAGCAGCTTCTCTGAATACAAGTCTTTTGGCTGAACGCGTAATAACATCCATCCAGCACAAGATAAGGCATTATATTTATCCATGTCTGATATGAATCCTGATGGATTGACGTGCCTCCCTTTAGTCCATACACCTCCCTCAACTTCAATAGCTATCTTGTGAGTTGGGATGGCGTGGTCGATGCGCCATTTCCTTTTGTCATGGAATTTAAACTCATGGATCACGTGAAGCGATAACTTCTTTGCGATGTGATCTGCAAATGTCTTATCACACTCTTCTTTTATCTGGCGGTTCATAATATTGGAGCAGGAAACCCATTGATGCCGAAGGCTCGATGGGAGGGATGCGACTGCCACGCTTTAAATTGTTTGGTAAAATTAGTAATTATTTTCTGGTATGTGAAATTATTTAGTATCTTTGCCTCGTGAAACTTACATTGAAAATGAAATCATCACCAACAAACGTAAAGTCTAAAACGCGAGATAAACCGCCAGGTGAACTACCCACCCACGCTAAAGCGATGGGATGGGCTTCGGGTTTCAACGGACGTGCTACCTAAGTAGTCTGATTTATCCTCCACCTTTGTAATCGACAGTCCCTGCCGATATATTTTTAAACCTTCTTTGAGAATATTTCTACTTGCATTTACATCTCTGTCGTGTATTGCGCCACAAGATTTACAAGTCCATTCTCTATCTGAAAGTTTTAAGTCTTGATTTATCCAACCACAGTCTACACACGTCTTCGAGCTGGGATAGAAACGATTAGCTTTTACAAGTTCTTTCCCATACCAATCACACTTATATTGAAGCAATGTTACAAAATTACCCCAACTTGCATCAGCAATGTGCTTGGATAGTTTGTGGTTTTTAATCATACCTTTCACGTTTAAGTCTTCACAAACAATAACGTCAAATTCATTGACAAGTTTGTGAGAAACTTTGTGTAAGGTGTCTAATCTACAACTTGCAATTTTCTCGTGAATTTTGGCGACTTTGAGTTTTTGTTTTTCAAACCCATTACTACCTTTTTGTTTACGAGAAAGATGTTGTTGTGCTTTCTTTAATTCTCTTGCATATTTTTTTGTGTATCTATTATTTTTAAATTTCTTATTATCAGAAGTTATTACAAAATCTTTAAGTCCTAAATCTATTCCAACTTGCTTATTTGTTTTTGGTAATTGCTGAATCTCTTGTTCTGTGAAAATTGAAACATAATACTTACCTGTTGGTGTTTTGGTAATACTCATTTTACCAATTTTACCCTTAACCTCTCTATGTAATTTTACTTTGATACCATCTTTAAACTTAGGTATAATTATTTTCCCATCCTCAAGTTTACCAAATTGTGGTATTGTAAAAGTATTTTTATGTTTCCTTGATTTAAATTTTGGAAATTGTGCATTACCTCTAAAAAAGTTCAGATAAGCTGTATCTAAAGAACGTAAAGCAAATTGCAAGGTTTGACTGTTAACTTCTTTCAACCACTTAGTATCTTCTTCTTTTTTCAGTTTTGTCAGAGTGGCTGCTTGTTTGTAATAGTTGTCAGATTTCTTGTCAGCTTGATACTGTTCTTTACGTTCATTTAGGAAATGATTATAGACATAGCGAGTGCATCCAAAGTGCTTTGCAAGAAGTATCTCCTGCTCTGCCGTTTGGAATAACCTAAAACGATATGTCTTATTAACCATTTTCATTACTTATTATACATCAAAATTTATGCCAAAGTGTTGTTTTATGTAAATTTGTCACATCCTTTCACAAGGTTAGTGGTCGCTTACATCCCATCGCCTTTGCCGTGGGTGGGTAGTTCATCTGCAAAGCGGTCTTAGACTTTCCTTTTGTTGGTGATGATTTCATTTTATATTATTTTTTTAAAGCAGCATTGCCGCTAACGGTGTGTATAGCGCATTAAAACGCGCCATACACGGGCGTTGGCAGCAATTAAACGGCACATCCCATATCAGACTGTATTTTAATTTGCTCGCCGTATGATTTTCGTATTATTTCTATTTGCTTTAAAACCGAACTCGCAAACAATTCAAGTTCATCAATTGAAACACGCATCATTAAAGTTTTCTCTCCGCATTCAACCCATAACCCGAAAACAGCATCGTCATCCATTTTTTCTTTTCGGTTATTATAAATCAATAAATCGTGAACGTCTGAATAGACTTTTATTTTTACTCCCTTTTCGCAGTCTGAATTTTCTAACATTTCAAAATCAGTTGTACACTTTTTTAATTCAATTACATTTTCCATTTGATATAAATTAACTGCTGCCAACAATGTATAACCGCAAGTGGGGCAGCGTGCCAGCTTGCAAGGTCATTGCTCCTAATTTAGTTTATCGTCAATGTGAAGGTTTCGGAGCTTTTAATCCCCACCTGACGGTTATACCAAGCGTTAGGCTTCATTGCTTATCGTGCTTACAACTACCTTCTGGACATTTGGCTGCAAATAATTTTTGTTCGTATGGGGAAGCCCATTTACCATGTATGCAGCCATCATTCATTTGTAAACCCCTAATGTCTCTAATACAACCTTTACATAGCGACGAAACGCTAACAGTGTGTATTGCACATTGCTTTTCTTGTTTCAAATTTTCGTTTTCCATATATTTAAAATTTAATGTTTCAAATTAAAATCTCGTTTGGCAACGCGCCATACACGCAGCCGTTAGCGGTAATGCTAAATAGAAGCATCTGCATCATTTATAGTTTGTTCGATTATTTCGCAGAATTTAAGAAATTCTTCACTTTTCCATGAATCGTAACCTACTCTTTCATCGTCACACCAAGATAATTTTTCCTCAATTTTTTTTAATTCATCGAGTTTAAATCCTGTATAAACTATATTTTCAGATGGCAATTTCAAAAGTGGCATCCAGTGAGTAATTTCATTATCATCCTGCTCTGACCAAGAAGTCATGTGATAAGTCCACACCTTTCTATCGTAATCATAAGTTCCGTGTCCAATTAATTTCCCATTTGTAACGTGGACATAAACTGAAACATCCTCAAATTCCCCAATGGGAGGCATTTGTTTATTTTTATCAATCCAATTCATAATAAAGCACATAGTTTTAAATTGTTGCTTCGTTAACTATAATATTATAAACCTTTTTTTCTTTGTTCACTTCAACAGGGAAGTCCATGTGTTTGTTTGAAAGCCACAAAACCCCGGCAGTAGTTATCACCCGATCATCCTTCGCACCCTTAACAGCACCGTAAGAGCCGTCAGCCTTGATCTCATACATGTCCATCTCATTGCAGGCGTTATTATCCCTCTCTACATAGGTGTAGTCCCTAAGAGAGGCATTTAACTCATTAATGATCATTGGCTTTGTGGACTTGTTGGTATGGAAACCATAAATAGCGGGGACTCCCTCTCGCACACGTTCAGGGGAAGTCCTTGTGTATAAATTCTCGTAGTATGGGGCTATCTCGTCAAGGACGGTGAGGTGATGATCTCCTTCTGCCCCCTTTGTGCTTAAACTATTTACTTCTATTGCTAAAAGCCCATTTTGATAGATGGTAGCAAGTTGAGCCGCCTTCCACGCGAATAAGTCTTGGTCTATATGCCCGTGCCATACAGCCACAACTCTTGGCTTGCCGCCATACATCAAAGGCTCTCTATCCATTACTTTAACAGTTGAATAGTCAGCAAGGTCTGACCTCCCCCCAATGTCAGCAAATAGAACATATCTATATTTAATTTTCTGGGTACCGTCAGGCAATTCCCATACAGAAAGGTTCCCTCCTTCTATTTTATCAATTCTAACATCCGTGAGGGCGTCGAATCCTTTGTATTCTTTCCCGTAAATTTCCCCAATAAGCAAAGGTTCTTTGCAGTCTTTTCTTACTCTTAAAACATCTACCCTGTTAAAAGCTCTATGCCCTGTGCTTTGAAATGCCTCGTCAGCATTGGAAGGAAATTCAGACATCATCCTCCAATCAGAGTATCCTTCCTGTTCTTTAAAGCTCTTGTACCAGTTTATCCCTTCAAGTGTGGCTCCTAAATTCCAAAGTACCCAGTCGTAGTCTGTAAACGAACTTATAAACTCGTCGAAGTCAATAATTTCTTTTCTGTAAATTTCTATCTCCCACCAAGCAACAAATACGGGTGTGTATCCCAACTGCTGCTTATTTTCAATGGCTTTTAACCATTCGGAGTGGAAGAAAGACCCTACCCCTTTTGCTGTTGATTCTAAGACGGCTATAGTATAGGGTTCGTTAGGGACAGAAGCTCTAATAGTTTGAATTAAGTCCTCCGCTGTCCTCTTCTCTGTGGACTTAAAAAACGCTACCTCGGAAAGGTGTGTCATCTGGAAGTTATAAGTTCTTAACGCCTCTGGAGTTTCGCTTGACGCTACGCCTACTATACATCCTCTTTCGGTTATCATCTTGATAGACTGCGACCCTTCATAGGGTTTAAAGGTGATGGGCTGTATGTATTTAGGATGGGACTCTGCCATCCTTGTAAACATCCCCCTGATGTGTTTAGCGGCGTCTTTTACGTGTGCGCAGATAGCAGAGTGCCAGTTTCTTCTGTGGAATAACTGTATCCACCCCATGTAGAGCTGCACAAGTGTTGACCCCCCCCATTGACGCGCCTTTAAAAGGATACACCTGATAGGCACATCTGCTAACCTCATAGCCTCAAGTGCCTTGAGGAGCTTTCTTTGTGCTGGCCTTAATATAAAAGGGACTTCACCTTCGTCTATCTTATCCCAAATTTTAACACACGTAGCTGCCCAGAACTCAAAGTCGTGTTTTACACGTAGCTGTGTGATGACTAAAAGCAACTCCTCCATAGAGATATTATTCATTTCTCTCTGGAACTTCTCTACGGAGCCATAGAAGATAATTTCACTGATAACATCTTCTTCTATCCCTGATGCCGGGAACTTCATCATGTTCCTATCATCGACGGCTATATCTATATGAGCCGTGACGGTATTAAGCCCAGTTATTGGATCGTAAGGGGGGAATAAGATGTGTTCTCTATCCTTACTCTCCTTAACAATATCCTCACTCTTTTTGTCCATGTAGACTTAATATTATGTCAAGGTCTTCTTGCGCCTCTACTGTTGTTTTTATTCTTTCTTTTTTCTTTAACATATCAGCTATCACGCCCTGTACCCTTCTGGGTGATATAAAGAATATTCTACCAACCTCCTCATAGAGGTCTTTCTTTAGGACGTATTTGGCGTATTCTCCGTGACTTTTGAGAAGAGATACATAGTACCTAAAAAGAACCTCGTCTCGCTCTTGTGTATTTGTGTTTTTCACCATAACTATTGAATTATGACATAATTTCTTATATGGGTGCAAATATAGCATATCATATTCATGCGGGTGGCTTTATTTTGCTAATTAGTTTAAAATAGTTATCAACAAATTAATAATTATTAACTTTAACTTGAGCTAATGGATACGAATGAAACAGAACGCGAACTGATCGGCGGTGACGAACTTGATAGTACGGCAGAAGAACAAGATGCTTCTTTGCCTGTGGAAGAAGAAGAGAGTGAAGAAGAGAGTGAAGAGGAAGAGAGTGAAGAGGAAGAGAGTGAAGAGGAGAGTGAAGACGAAGAGAGTGAAGAGGAAGAGAGTGAAGAGGAAGAGAGTGAAGAGGAGAGTGAAGACGAAGAGAGTGAAGAGGATGAAGAAGAGGATGAAGAAGAGGATGAAGAAGAGGATGAAGGGAAGGATGATCCTAAAAAAGAATTTGACCTCTCTAAGATAAAAGATAAAAAAATACGTGAAGAGGTAAGGAAAGAGATTGAATACCTCAATGATAAGGTAGAGAAGTATGAGGAGTTTAAGCAGGATTACATCACAGCAAACAACGCTATCAACGAAGCCTTTTATCAAGAACCAGTAGTTGCGGAATTTATGAAAGACATCCTTAGCGGAATGTCGTTACGCGCCAGCATCAATAAGCATTTCGACATTGACGATCTTAAACTTGAAGAAGGAGACCCAGATGAATCAGAGGTTTTAAAGGCTAAGGCTGAAGCTAAGAAAGCCAGGAAACAGAGAGAGAAGATGCTTGAAACTCTTCAAGATAATAGAATTGCAAGTGAAAACGACGCAAAAGAGTTTGCTGAAGAGAATGGATTAAAGTCAAAGCAGGCAGAAGCATTTTTCTCCAGAGTAGATGGATTCCTCAACGATGCTTACGAAGGTAGGCTTACAAAAGAGTTTTTTGAAATAATTAATAAGGGGCTTAACCACGAAGCCAAAGTAGAAGCTGCTGTAAAAACTGCAGAAATCAGATTAAAAAACATGAAGATAAAAGAACAACGCATTAAAAAAGAGGCACAGAAGGATGGTCTTCCCAATCTTACGGGTAAAAGCAAGATGACATCCAGAGGAGATGAGGATCACTCCGGTGGGTTATTTACAGCAATACGAAGATTTGAACAAAACCAAATATTTTAAATGCTGCAATCTTTCGCTTTAAAAAATCATTTGAGTGGGGAACACACTCTTAAAAATCAGGACGAACTGTTGGCGTTGGTCAAAGTGTTGACTCCTGAAGCCCAACCCATCGGCTCTGCCGTGGGTGGTAGTTCACGCATCACCTATAACACAATTTTATAAAAATTATGAAAAGATCAATTTTCCTTACCTTGCGACTCCTATCAATAACCACATTTGCTGTGCTTGGAGTTGCACTGATGACTGGCGCAGTATCGCTTGATGAAATCATGTCATTTGGAGCCGCTGGCGGCTCGACATTAGCTATGGCCGCTGGGGCAGCATATTCCCAAGAAGGCACCGTAAAGTCCGTAAAAGACGGAGTAACTGGAGGTTCGTACAGGGTACATTATGATAACACAGTATCCAATGAGGTCGTCAAGATGAAACCATCAGCGACGCCTATCGACACTATCTTACGAAAGACGAATAGAATCGTACCTGTTCGATCATGGGAATCTGAATGGTACGCCGTTGACGTAAGAGCTACGATGGATACGACAGCCGCCGCTACCGCTGAAACAAATGCAAACACCACATGGACAGCTAAAACCATGACCGTCACTAACTCCCACATGTGGACTGTTGACGACCTTATCAAAGTGAATGCCGCTACGTTTAAAAGCGCTACCCATACAGAACAAGTGCCGGCATCTACTCCTATTTCGGTTATTTTACACGTCATCGAGAAAAATGGAGCAGATCTAAAGGTTATCCCCATCTATCATCCAGATCAAACGTGGGATGGATACCTTGCGGGGACAACAAAATATGACACCCCCTCGATTGCTTCTGGTGCGAAGCTCACCAGAATTGGTAATGCTAAAGCTGAAAAAGCCGCACAGACAACTGCCTACGCTGTATTCCCTGAGAAGTTCTCTAACTTCTGCCAGATACACATGGCACAGGTAGAAGAATCAGTACACTCCCGTCTGCATAAAAAAGAAGTTCCGTGGGACATCTACGACTATCAGACACAGTCGCTATACGACATGCGCCGCGCAGCAGAGTTCACCTCTATCTGGGGGTTAAGTGGTAAAGTGTTTGACCCCACAGCATCGGAATGGAAATTCACTTCTGGCGGACTGAATCAGTACGTCACCAAAGAGTTGACATATTATTTAGACACTAAATTTGGAAACCCGCTGTTTGCTGCATGGGCACAGAATGTATTTGAGGGAAACTCTGGCTCTGACAAACGCTTTATGTTTGCCGGCTCAGACTTGATAAAACGGTTAGCAAGTGTAGATACTGTTGCAAAGCAGATCGAGGCTAAGAGTACGGAAGTAGTATTCGGGTTGACGTTCAGCAAGATCGAGACACCGTTTGGCATTCTTTTAATTAAGATGCACAACCTCTATAATGACATGTATGAAGCCGGAAACGGTATCATCTTGGATATGAATAATATTGAGAAGCACGTATTTAAACCTATGGAGAGCCGCGAACTTGAGTTCATTAAATCAGGGCAGAAGATGGCCACCGGCTTTGTCGTTGACGAGACATTCTGCCTTGCCATGAAGTATCCAGACACACACCGCAAGATTCGTTACATTGGATCGAACGAACCAGCTTAGCATTAACATGGGGTGGGAAACCACCCCTACTTAAAATTCCAACATGAGACTAAAAGTTTATAGACATAATTACAGCACTGGCGACCTCAAGTTATTTGAATACAAGGGAAGGATAGTTGAGGCCAGTTTTGATGGGGGGACGCTCTCACCAAGAAGAATCAATGGCAGCTTTTCAACATCTGACCCGTTCACTCAAGAAGCCCTTGAATCCTTACCGGACTTCGGAACAGGGTTTTTTATAGAGCGGGATAATGCAGCAGATGCTCCAGCGGCTGTTGTTGTGGAAGACACAGAACAAGTGCTTGGAGTTAAGAATATCACAGAGGCTAAAAAGTATCTCACAGAGAGATATGTGACGATAACTTACAGCCAGCTAAAGAACAAACCAATGGTGTTAAAGGTGATGGAGAACCTTAATATTAATTTTCCTGAATGGCTTACAGAAGATGAATAGAGATGAGATCATAAACATCGTCAAGGTTAAAATGGATGAAGTAAGCCCATTTGAAGAGGAGGAGCTTGTTTCCTCCTCTTTAATTGAGCAGCTACTCGATTTTGCCGCAGGCAGTGTTGTGAGACTATTCCCCGATCATCAACTACCAACTATTACTGATAACAGCATTTCTTTAACAAAGAACCCTGACGGGAGCGGGTATTTCACCTTACCCGCTTCTTTTCAGAGGCTTGTGTCCCTTAGACTTGAATCGTGGGAGAGGCCGGTGACAAAAGCAATAACCGATAAAGACCCCTCATACAGCATACAGTTCAATAAATACATTCGTGGGGGTGTGACCTTCCCGGTAGCCGTTCAGAAGTCACGTACAATGGAATACTTCTCTGTCCCAAAGGAGAAGAGCCATGAGTTGAAAGAGTTCACCTACATCAAAGAGATGAAGGCAGAGGAAATCCCAGACGTACTGATAGACGCCTTAACATGGGAGTGTGCAAGACTTGCTTTTGACTCTATGCAGGACACACAAAGCGCAACAGCATGTACTAATAATTTTGTAACACTTTTAAAAATAGCACATGAGGGGACAGATAATACAAGGAGAGAGTAAGTCCGCAGCTATCTATATTGATGATAGGGGTGGGGAGCCTATTGACCCAAACTTATGGCCGGACATAGAAGTCTATCTTGTGGAGACGGCCTCTTACAAGACCCTTGAGAAGTTCTCAAAAGTTCCTAAAGAAGGGTTTTTACCTATTACGTTTGATACCTACGTCAACCCAGAGGGGATAGAAAGGCCTTATGCTTTGATAAGGTTCTCTGACACAGGTGGTGTCCCTGCGGGGAATATTGATGTGAACATTCATTTGATAAAAAATCAGGCTACATACCCATCAGGGAAGTCGGTAATGATATTTAAAGGTAAGTTAGCGCGAATGCTAAGGGCAAAAAGGAGTTAATAGTAAACTACCCACCCACGCAAAGCGATGGGATGGGCTTTAAACCTGACAACGAATGCAAAGATACTAAATAATTTCACATATCAGAAAATGGTTATTAACAATTTAAAGCGTGGCAGTCGCATTCCTCCCATCGAACCTTTGGCATCAATGGGTTTCCTGCTCCAATTTTATGAAAGATGAAGTTACGACAAACGCTGACTACCAAGTCTATGTAAAACTTGGTGTTGACGTACAGGTTCTTATTGCAGACGATATTGACGGCGAATACATTGTCTATTTGCTTAGTAATATTGATAACATGCAGAACTGGCTTAACATAGCACATTTAGTTTATAGTCCGAGTATAGGTGTCTTTGTTAATTTTGAACAGCATTATGAAGAGCTTTGGTTCGCCAACCAACCGAGTGTTGACTTCGTGGCTTTTTACAACGGGAATGAAAAGGTTAGCCAGTTTAGTGTTAACGCTGACGATATTATTGAATTGGAGAGCAGGCTAAACATTAATACCCCATTTCAGAAGATCAGGTGGGAGTTTGAATCAGCTACCATTACCTCTATTTCAAGTAAGAAAGACCCCATTATCATTTTCAATGAAGAGGGGGCGTATGACGCGACTATAAAAATATTTACCAGTGATGATGTTCTGATATGCCAACATACTAAACATCAATTTATCCTCGTCGGGGATGTCCAGAAATACAGGGTTACATTCCACGTAATGAACGAATACGGTAATGACATTGAAGGAGCTGTTATTGTAATAACAAACGTTGGACAGTTGACAACAATGGAAGATGGGACAGCGTGGATAGACCTCCCAAACAAAAATTACAACTTTACCGTCACGGCGGGGGCGCATTTACCGTTTTATGGTAGCTTCACAGTTCAGGGAGAAGATATGACTATACCAGTTTACTTCTCTGCTATTCCGGCTAAATTCAACATCACTTTCAATACAATTATCAATACAAGTATCAATGAGCTTCCTTTAAGTGGGGTTCAAATAAGCCTTACAGGTGGACAGATCACAGCTCCAATGATAAAGACAACAGACATATCAGGGATAAGTATCTTCAAAGACCTATCCCCTGGGACATACCCTTTTGTAGCCTCTAAAGCAGGTTATAATACCGTCAACGGTCAGGTACTATTAGAAGATGCAGACAAGACGGTTATCGTCCAGTTTGTTGATGAGACCACCACAGTTAAATTTGTAGTAATGAGCAATAGTTTAGTTCCGCTAAATGACGCTTTAGTAGTTATGGGAGAACATCAAGCACTCACGGTAGATGGGCAGTGTGAGTTCGAGGGGATCACCATAGGAAGCTCACATGTCTATGAAATTTCAAAGGAAGGATACACCACGGTAAACGGAAGCATAGGGAGTGTAACGGAAAATAGGAAGATAACAGAACAGCTCGATGAATTGAAGAACCCAGCATATTTCGGTGTCTCCGCTATGCAGACCATTGACGATGTAACAGTGGGATCGGAGATAATACTTATCCCACGCATACCACTTATCCCATTTTCTCCTAAGATAGGAGACAAATTCGGAGACGGGACAGTCTGCTATCTATTACAAGATGGAGACTTCGGCTATGAATTAGGAAAAGTAAAAGGTATAATTTCTGCCGATCAGGACGCTGGGAGTTTCGTTTGGGGAAATGTCAACGCTTTGGTGGAGCAGACGCAAACTGGATTTGGCTACGGGAAGTTTAATACCGACAGGATAATAAACGTCCTCCAAGCATTTAACAGCGGCCAATACGCAGCTAAACGCGCTAATGAGCACGTGTCTATACTATTCTCTGACTGGTATCTCCCAAGTAAAGATGAGCTGGTGCAGATGTATGGAAACACTGACGGCCCCCCCCCCGGATTTTCAGGGAACGCCTTCTATTGGTCGTCAAGTGAATCTGACAAGACTAAGGCATGGGCTGTAAATGCGGGTGTAGCCTCCGAAAAGGTAAAAACAGAACAGTATAGGGTTCGCGGGATAAGGACGTTTGAGATGATGAATCTTGACGTTACGGTGAATTGGATACCGACATTCCCTAATGATGCCGCATATTACTGGATGGCTTTGCCTCAAGATGGTGGAGTTGTCTTTGAAGAATACACAAAATACCAAGACAAGGACACCCTTTCGCAAAATGTATGGAAGGTCGTAACCGATAACTATAACGTAACCGTAATAGACGTGTCGGGGAAGCCTTACATTTTATACATCCATAAAGGGACTATACACCCAACTCTCGGACAGATACCACAAGAACCCATTAACACAAGGTTTAGACTATGATAACGCTAAGTGATCAGGTAAAATATCAGGGGTTTGGTTTCACAGACCCAAAAGTAGCTGTCGGAACGGGACAGCAGTACGCCACTATGAATGCGCTTATTAACGACTTAGCTCCTAAAGGGCAGTTGGCGGTGAATATGAGGGTTTTAGACCTTGACGCTGATAAGATATGGAAGATCACGTATGAAGAAGGATGGGGGTATACTCTCGCGCAGGGGAACCTGACAGGAGAGGAGATAGCGATCCTCCTTAACGCTATCCCCGACATTAACGACATGGTATTATCCAATAAGATAAATTACAACCAGTGGTTTACCGTTAAGGGTAAGATAGACAACATGGACGCGATAATAGACGGGAAGCAGAATAAGTTTAAACAAAGGAGAATGGTTTTTATTGGAGCCACCAGCGAATCCTTTCTTATTGAGAATTTCTCATCTCCAATATTTTCTCTTGCGTTAAACAGGGTACCGCTTGTAGGAATAGAGGCCAATGATTTCAGTGAGGGTGCTTTAGTCTATGATTATATTTATAAGTTCATAACACCAGACACAAGGATAACATTATCCGCTTCTTTGGGGAAATTTAAAAGCGAAGACATAATTGACATAGTATACCAATGATACAACTAAGGACATTTAGGAAGGTACAGGCACACAGCCCCAACAACAGGGTGCAAAGTCTAATAGGGGATTCCACCTTCATCGACTTTAATGTCGATGAAGTATTAGCTGGAGATAGTTGGAGATGCTCTTCTGATGAGCAGGTTGTCAACAACGTCGTCGGGAACCCGGTAGTTTATAAAGGTGATAAAGTCATGGCGATGGTGGATAATCCAGGCCCTCTAAACTGGGAAAATATCAACAATGGAAACTGGGATATTATCAGGAGAATACCTATTCCACCCGGCACCCGCATAACTGCCCGCGACGGTGGGCAGGAAGGGGTGGAAACCTACGATGATGATTACCGGTATATATGTGTTCAATCGGGAATACCAGAATCGCTGCCGGGTAAGCGGGATGGTACAGCAATTTGGAAGAAATCATCAATCGCTCAATCTAATTAATTATGGCAAGGAAAAAAATAAAACAAACTCAAGAAAAGCTGGATAAAATAAAACTCGAAGCCGAAGAGTTGACTTCCCAGCTTAAGGATGCTGAAGATAAGGAACAGGAACTTCTTAACGAAACTACGGAGAAAATAAACGTTATTTGTAAGGAAGCTGAATATTTCTGTGGAGTTATCTTAAGCCGGCAGGATCTGTTAGCAGTTCTGGATTTAGCAATGCAAACCCAAATTGATATAAAGATTCCTTATAGACTTTATCCCATTGACGAATCTGAAAAAACTTAAATATCATGGCGACAATAGAAAATAAATCAACCTTATTTCATTGGAACAAAATACAATCTGGCCCTACCACAGAATTTGAAGAAGTGGCTCCGATTTTAACACAAGGATCCATCCTTGCGGGAAATCCCGCTAATGATGGGATGCCCGTTGCAGTTACCAGTACAGACATAGGGAAAATCCTTAAAATAATAAGTGATGATAACGGGGGTGTTAAAGTCTCGTGGGAATCACAGGATGCTGGCCATAGTCAAAACACGGACGTTGGAACGAGTAATAGTACATTCTATCTGGGAGGGGCGACCGGTGTTAAATTAAGAGATAATGATGGGGATTTGGGGGTACGGACATTTAACAATCTCGATTATTCGGGGATTTTTGCTAAGACTTTAGATGTTAGTGGAGAAGGTGGATACGTTCTTTTACCTACCGCTGATCCATCGGCTGACTACCATGCAGTTCATAAAAAATGGGTTTTAGATCAACTCGGGGCTACTGCCGGGGGACTTATTTTTAAAGGGACGGCTGCTTCAGCAGAAACTATGCCTATTACATATCAGGTAGGCGATCTTTATAGGTCTAGTTTTGTCGGTACATTTCTTACGCATGCTGTTGAAGTCGGAGACTGGATAGCTGCTGTGAAAACAAGAACAGAGGGAACTCCAGTGGCTGATGATTGGGCTGTATGGCAAAGTAACATTGATGGGGCTGTAACAGCGACTTCAAGTTTTACCAGCGGGGGGATGATCATTGGGGCAGGGGCTAATAAAACCCTTAAATCCCTAAACATGGCTCAGTACAGTTTACCCGTTGCGAATACCGCAAATACAATCACCTCTTTAACCCTACCCGTTGAGACTTTCGTCGGGAGGTCTGCTGCTGTAAACGGCCCAATTAAAGCTTTGGATAGAACTGCTGCCAATACTATTTTAGGGTTTACCGGCTTAGCTAGGGACTTCCCAGGTACCCCGGTGCAGTCTAATAATCAAGCTATCAATAAAATAACCCGGGATGCTCAAGGATTAATCACCGAAGTGGGGATTACTACTATCACAGCCGCGCATGTTTCAGCACGTAGGGATTGGGTATCCGCTCCAACTACAAATTGGGCAACAGCAACCGGGGAGGCTGGGGATGAAGCATACGATAGTAATTATCACTATATTTGGATAGCAACAGATACAGTACGTAGAACCCCTTTGGGTAAGTAATATGGTAAAGAATGGAATATCAGTCTTTGGGTCAACCGATGGGGTTGGGTTCACGTTTCTGGATTTTAAACTGGGAGCTAATGAGGTTATGCTTGGTCGCGAAAACGACCTTCCGACAATAAAAAACATCGGAGGCATCGCCGGCTATCAGGATAACATTGTCAAAGACTTCAAATATCATCGTTACAGTGCATCCGTGCCGAGTGGCACACCGCACAATTTCGATATCAAAACGTGGATAGCTAATAATTTTGATGAGTCATCCTCCTATCCAAATTCCGGTGTTTCATTTATCGTAGATGCTTACTTTACTTTTAATCATTTCTATAATAAAAAAGAACAGACACCATTCCACTATGCCGGCTCCATGCACCAGTGCGTTGCGTTTACAATATATCGCCCGAACGTCGGGAATGCTTGGAAATGGTCAGGTGTGAATATAATAAACGCAAATGGCGTTTGGGTGAAATACGATTCATCCTCCACGATATACGGAAGCATTCTGGATTCATCAGAGTTTAGGGATGGTTTCGGAATTACACTTGACGATCAAATGCAACCAGGTGTCTTGGTTTTAAAGGTAGAAAATAAATTACAGAGCGAAACCGGATTCAGTGCACTTCCTGTTTACCAGGCTGAATGTGAAATAAGGTTGCGAGCGTTTGAATTATCAACAGATATTTACACAGAAGAAAATTAAAACATTATGATAACAGATAAAGGATTAGCAAGACACGTAGAAGACGGTGAGCTTCCCACCAAATGGATAACGATCGGCACGAAGACTTACGTCTGCTATGCCGACTATGGGGTTGAACACGCAACTACATCAGGGTGGGCTGTGATGCGTATAGATAGCACGGCACAGACTATCGCTTGGGCTGGCGGGACTAAAGCAAAAATTCACAAGGTTGACGCAGTTGCGTCATTAACCTACAAAAACATCTGGTAATGGTAGTAAAATTCGATGTCCTTCTGGGCAAATTAAGAGAATATGATGAGGGTGCAGGCCCTCAAGGCGCTCCCGGTGCTCCCGGCGTAAATGTAGTTCCGAAAGGCCCATGGGTAGCCGGCGTTTATGCTAAAAGCGATGGAGTAGAACATCTTGGATCGTTTTATTATGCTAACGCGGCTACCGTAGCTGGTGATGTTCCGGGAGTATCCTCGAAATGGGTACTGTTTGTGAGCAAAGGCGATCCTGGAAGTCCGGGGCCTCCGGGAATTAATGGAGTTGATGGGGTTAACGGAACTGATGGAGATGATGGTCTTGGAGTAGTATGGAAAAAGGCCTGGGTTGCCGGAACTTATAATGAACTTGACGCTGTAAGCCATAGTGGTTATGCTTGGGTGGCCAATAAAGACACTATTGAAGAACCTTCAGATCAGGCGACAGACTGGGATATTCTATTTAAAGGAGTTGGTGTGGATGATTATAGTATTACTTCCAAACAACTTTTTGCGGAATTTTGGGATTCTGAATTTATCGTCGCAGAAGATGGGGTTGCAATAATGGATTTAGAACATGCTGCTATCTTTTATCTCGTCATGTCCTCTAATACCGAGGTTCAGATAGTTCCAACGGTCTATCAATGGAATAAGCAAGCGATGCTTACTGTCGAAGGAAATTATGATTTGACATTCCCAAATTCTAGTTACATAAAACTATCTGGGGAGAGGGATAAAACAAAGAAGAATTACTATTATTTCCATTGTATTGATCCTGTTAGCAAGGTGTTTTTATACACTATAAAATCAGAAAATGAGAAGATAACCGAAGCTACGCTTTCTGATAGCATGAAGAAAAGGATTACAAAAGCTCCTACAGCAGGAGCGGTAACTGTAAACTTTTCAGAGGCGGGGATTTTCGATATTGCAACAACTGTGGAGACTGTAATTACCGCTGCTGTAAATGTGAATCATATCAACTCTTCAAAGCTAATTATTGCAACAGGGGCTGGAGCAGTGTCATTTCCTGCTGGCGGTAATTACATTATCTTGTCTGGAGAATACGAGGTTAACAAGACAAATTATATCTACATTCACTGTATAGATACTACTACTCCTAAATTTTTAATCACCATAACACCGAAATAATGTTGCCAGGATACATGATACCTATGGGAGTACGAGGTGCGAAGAAGCCCTTTTCCTTCACCGTCACAGTCACGGCGGGGGATACTGTTGACCTGCAGCTATCTGTTCACCCCAACAAAGTCGCAAAGGTTCAGTGGGACGACGGCAGGGAAACCACTGTGTCGTATTCTGCTGGGGATTATACAAGTCATACGAACACCTATGCTGCTGCTGGGACTTATAATATTAAAATTGTTGATGCTGACAATTTAAAAGGGTTCCAAATAAATAATCCTGCTTATAGCGTCAACATCGTTGGCGCACTTCCGGTGAACCTGACATCCTTGTCTTTATACGGAAGCGCAATGGCCTGGACTTATAGCGGCGCACTTCCGGTGAATCTGACATCCGTGCGGTTAGATGGAAGCTCAATAGCCTGGACTTATAGCGGCGCACTTCCGGTGAACCTGACATCCTTGTCTTTATACGGAAGCGCAATGGCCTGGACTTATAGCGGCGCACTTCCGGTGAATCTGACATACTTATATTTAGTAGGAACCTCAATAGCCTGGACTTATAGCGGCGCACTTCCGGTGAATCTGACATACTTGTCTTTATACGGAAGCGCAATGGCCTGGACTTACGCATCACAATCTTATAAGAGTACCCTATCTTATTTCAGATATTTACCAGGCACGACTGGCAAATGGTTAAGCGCTGCTGTCGATCAAGTGATCGAAGATTTAAAAACAAGCGGGATGGCCGGGACGGTTAACATCGCAGGAAACAACGAGGCGCGGACAAGCGCCAGCGATCAGGATTTGATTGATTTAAGAGCAAATGGGGCAACGGTAACTGTAAATGAATATTGATATG